TGTTTGTTTTAGTGGTGTTTTTATAGGGGTTGTGGGGTTGTTATCGTAACAAATCGTAACTTAGCGTAACAAAACGTAACAAAACGTAACAAATCGTAACACATGATAAAGAAAAAAGAAAACTGCGAATATTGCGGTGAAAAAATGGAAAGCATAACCGCTAAAAAAAGGTTTTGTTCTGAAAAATGCAGAGTGTATGCATCTAGGGTAAAAAGTGTTTTAAAAAATGAGCCGCAAAAACAAATAATCGGCTCAAATTTGGAAGATGTACGCAAATTGGTACAAATACCTGTACAAAGTGAAAAAAAGACAATTTTAGAGCCTCCTAGTCACTTAACTGGAATAGATTTAGTGATATGGAAAGCTGAAAATCAAAAATAATTCGTAAATTAGCGTATGAAAAACAAACTACAGATGATGAAACGCGCGGATGGATCATATTCTCGTAGGGGATTATGGGATAATATTCGTGCCAACAAAGGTAGTGGTAAGAAGCCAACTGCCGAAATGTTGAAACAAGAGAAAAAAATTAAAGCAGAAGAAAAAAAATAGTTATGCAACCTCCTAAGAGAACATTATTGAGTCCTAAAAGGGTAAATGAAATAGCAGACTCGTTAGATAAAAAGAGTATTGCAAAGAAAAAAACTGCCTATGAACAAAAATTTATTGGCAACGCTACAGTTAAGAATAAAGTGCCAGACAATGAAGTTATTGTAGATAACTACAATTCAACATTGACTGGTCGTGATAGATTAAAAATTGCAGACAAGTATTTTAAAGAAGCATCTTCTGATTCTGCAAATGCAGCAAGATATAGGTCTTTGGCATTAAAAGCAATGAAAAAAAATAAATAGTTATGTCAGGAGCTTGGCAAAGAAAAGAAGGTAAAAATCCAGAAGGCGGATTAAATGCAAAAGGTCGTGCATCTTACAATGCTGAAACTGGTGGTAATTTAAAAGCCCCAGTTAAATCAGGTGTAAATCCTAGAAGGGTTTCTTTTGCTGCTAGATTTAGCGGTATGTTAGGTGCTATGAAAAAGCCTAATGGCGAACCTACTCGTAAGGCATTGGCATTAAAAGCTTGGGGTTTTGGTAGTGTTGAAGCTGCTCGTAAATTTGCAAATGCACATAAGAAATCATAATGGACAAAGATGTTTGCGTAATCCATGACATCTTATTGGAAGATGGAGTATGCGTAAAATGTCTTTCTGAAGATAATAAATAAGGCGGTTTTTTAAGCCGCCTTTGTTATTTACTTCCACTCCATCTTATTTATTCTATAGTTTTCTTCGTTTCTATATGTAATAATTATACTATTGTATCTAAATATCTCAACAGAATAATTTATACCATCTCTAGTCCATTCAGATATAAAATTTGACTTGTCCTCTCTTACGGCTTCCATTTCATATCCTTTGTAATCCTTATCATAAGGGGATTTAAAATACTCTGAAAACATATCAGGACTACCATATTTGTCTGAAAATATTTTTACATATTTTTTGTAATTAGAATAAAGCTCATCCCAATTATCTGCATCTCCAACATACGCACTTAAGACAACTGGTTTATTTGACTTAATGGTATTTACAATATAAATCCTAGTCAGCTTGTTGTCATACTCTCCAGAAAGTTTAAGTGTTTCACCTGCTGCGTAATCAAAAGTAAATCCTTTTGTTTTTAACTTTGATAATAAAAGATTTCTATCTTCTTTTAAATTAATGCCATCAAATATCTGTGACATTGCAGTGTTTACTAAAAAAATAATGATTAGTGTAGTTGTTATTAGCTTTTTCATTTTTTTTGGTTTTATGGTTGGTTATTTTGTTCTTCTTGCATTTCTAAAATCTGTCTGCCTTTATCTGATAATGGCCTTGCAAATAGTCTGAGTTTTTTCCCGGTTGTTGGGCATAAAAATGTTATACCAACATCCATGTAAGACTTTAATACTATCTCCATTACTCCATCTGAATTTTCACTAGCTCCAATTACATGTGGATCATCATAATCAAATTGCATACAAAAATCGCATCCTTCTAATACTTCTGCATTAGCAGGTAAATTCAATTCTTCTTTTTTCTTAGCCATTTTTATTTATTTATTTCGTTAATGTCAACAATTTTTACTTCTTCTCCGTCTATCATTGCGTCTATGGTTGATTCTATTATTTCTCTTTGATCTGGATTTAACAAAGCAACCTTTTCAATTATAGCTGGGACCGCAAAAACATCACTTTTTATTTCGTTTTTAATTCCAATTCTAACTTCTGTTGTAAGAAATGGGTGGGTTATAATATCATTAAAAATCCAATCTATTTTTTTACTATAATTCTTAAATATCCTTTCTCCCCGTGAGTTGGGGAACTCCCTGCAAAAATCCTCTAATTGCTCTTGAGCCATTTTTAAATTTTGGATTGCACTTATGATATTAGCTCCGGTCATTTATTGAAATTTAGATGTTTGTTTTCAAGTTCAAATAAAAATTCTCTTGCTTTTTCTACTTTATGCTGAATCTTTAGAATATCATCTTCGTTTCTTTCAACATTGAATATTAATATTCTTTCTGAAATATCAATATCATCAAAAGTCAAACTAAATTCTAATTTAAGAGCTTCTTTTACATATTCTGGGCTTTCTTCTGAAATAACATTCATCTTATTAAGTAAGTATCTCTTTTCTTGCTCAATAATATTAAATGGTGTATTTACAAGACAATATGCAATATGTCCACTAGTAGCACCTGTAAGCCACATGTAAGATTGGAGCTGCCAGTAATATAAGTTATCAAGTTTATCTGGTATATTCCCTAAGAATGTCCATAGGTCATAACTTGATTTAATATCAATAACTTTATTTGGATTGACAGTAATTATATCTGGATGCCCTGATATGTAATCATTAGTAAATCTATGTTCATTTTTAACATAACCAACAAACCAATAACGATTTAAAAGATCAATTGAATCATCTTCAACTTCAACACCTTTCTTCATTTGTTTTGTTTGTATATCTCGCTTTCTTCCATATTTTTCAGCGATATAAACTTCAATTAAATGCTTTTGTGCCGTTTTTGATAATACACCAGCTTCTTTATCAGCTTTAGTTACAGGTTCGGTCATTAGATAACCAACAGAGCTTGATCTAATAAGTGTTTCATTCCAGTTCATAATTAAAGGTTGTTTAGTTTGTTATTATAATATTCCAGCAATTCAGGATTGTTTTTACACATTAGTTCCCAAGCTTTTAATTCTTGTTTTGTTGAGCAAGAATCAATAAATTCTTTTGTTCTTTCTGTTAGTGTTTTTTTTGATTGGGTTGGGATAACCTTCTCAACAATTGGTTCATCTTGTTCAAAATAAAGTCCAGCTTCTTCAATTTGCTTAACACTCTTTTTATGGTATTCTTCAACTAGTTGTCTTGCGTTATCAAGAGCTTTATCTGCTGATTCTCCCGGATTCAGTGCAAACTCAACTCCTATTTTTTCTGATGAATAATTACCTAAATTAAATGTTCTGGTGTAGTGGATGGTTTGTATGTGCATAATACTTATTTTATTCTAGTTACATTCGTTTGCTTGTCAGTTGCCTTAATCTTAAATACTTTGTTTTTATGTTCCTCTTTTCTTTTGAGATTAGAAACCATAACCATTACAGATGTATATGGGTTTTCTAATAGTAAACTTTCTCCTACTTGCAGTTCTGATACCTTACTTGATACCGAATCTGGACTAATGTTTCTTGCCATTTTTATGTGTTTTTAATATTTGAGTACAAAATTAATTTAATTAATTTAATTAAAAAAATAAATTTAATTAAATTTCTTCTTTATTAGGTTCAACTTTGATCTATACTCAATGATTAATGACTTTAACTCTTCTTTTGTAGGCTTAGAAACTTGCCTAGCTAACTCTCTTAAATATTCTACTACTCCATTATTCTCTGCATCTAGCTTGTATTCAAATTCTTCTAAATTACCCATCTTGAAATAATTTTCTTCTAATGATTGCGGTCTACAATTTGCTTCCAACCATCTAGTACCAAGATTTGCTCTAGGAATAAAGTGACCGCATTGTATTTCCTGCCACCTCATCTTTTTACCAGATGTATAACATTCCACCATACCTTCTTTATCGGCATATTTACATCTAATGTACTGGCTAAATATGTGATCTAAATCTGAAACTAAGTTTTGAAAACTTTCTCCATCATCTTCAAATTCTTCCATTCTTTTTTGCGTAGATTCAATAGTAGCGCATTGCTTACACATCTTTTTTGAAAAATGGTAATCAATATTTCCGCATCTAATGCATCTTTTTTTCTTCACTATTATTGTTGAGTTTCTCATCTTCTTTTAGTTTATGTAGTTTATTATTTATGAACTTATATTTACCAACTTGTTTATTATCCTTTGTTACTTCTATTATTAAATCCAATCTTTTTGCCAAATCGTATACTAATTCTCTATTTTCCATTATCTGTGACAAAACGCACCGCAGCTCGTTTCTTTTTTTAATGATTTATATAATTTGTCAATATCCGGGAACATTAATTTTTCGTTTTCACAATCAACCATTAAATCCCTAAGTCTTTTGCCATTACCCATTATTGAATAGAATTTCTTCCTTTTATCTTGAATTTTTTCCTCAAATTCCAATACTTCCATAAATTCCTTATTATTCAAATGATACATAGCTTTATATTCTTTTTCGCTTTTAAAAAAACACATCCTACATCCACCTCTCATCATATAAACCGGAAAGTTTGGATGCATACCATGTTTTTTCAATATTTCCTCGCAATCATTTCTATCATAACCATCTGAAATTAAAGGGTATGTGTATTTCACATTTGGCATAGCCTCTAAGCTACCTGTTCTACCTTGTTCATCGTAATTAAATCCAATCATTAATTCACATTCTCCTTGTTCTTTTAAATATTTATCAATTGGAGCTGCTTTAAAATAATTTGTACAGAATCTCATTTGTTGACTAGGCATAACCTTGCAAGCAACTATTAAATCTTCCAAGCTAGAGTATAATTGTCCTTTATACAATTTCCCCCCCCCTATTTTAATTAAATTAAATTCTCCATTATGAAAATCTTTTAAATAATCTTCAACTTTATTAATTCTTTCATACATTTCACCATGTTCTGCACCAGTATCACACCAAATTGCAGTTGCTCCTTTGCCATACAATAAACACATTGTAGTTGACTCAACTCCTCCACTAAAACTTATAAATCTTTTCATATCGCAAAAATAATTAAATTAATTAAACCACAAAATTATTTTTAAAAAAAATTAAAAATATTTGGGAATTTAAAAATTAACACTATT